TGTACTGGTTCCAGCTCATGGGTAGTGATGCCTGCGAAAGGCCTCCATGTCGCGCAGCTCCATGTCTTGGAACTCGGGGTGTTCTTCAAGAAACTGCTTGCTTGGCAGAACCACGTCTCGCGCTTTCTTGTTGAACTGCAGCACTGACCATTTGCCAGTAAGCAGCCCGTGCTCAAGGATTCCCCTGAGCTCTGAATGGCTGATCAGCGGTTGCATCAGCTCGCATCCAACCGGGCTTCCTCTTCCTTGACCCAGCTCAGATAGTCAGCCCAACGCTCAGGCGTCAGGCCAGGTCGCTCGTCCAGGCCAGGTGGCAGCAGCGGGTGCTCGGTGCTGGTGAAGGGCACATAGGCATCTGCGTTATGAGGGTCTGGCGCAGCGGCCAGGCTGTGCGGTGCAGCTGGCAGCAAAGCCAGCTGTGAATCAGAGGGCTGGCAGAAAGCAGGCAGCTCAGGCTTGAAGCCCCAGCTCCTGTTGGCCAAGCCGTTTTCACTGCGATAAAGCGGTGCCATCAATTCCTTCCATGTGGGATAGCGCTTAAAGACGTCGGGCTTCAGGCTCTGAATCCACTGCTCAGCGGCCCACATGAACTGGGGCTCATTGATCTCTGGGAATTCAGAAGTGAAGCTGTGGAACTTGAGCCGGCAGATGTGAGGGCTCCAGCGGTCGGCCTCTTTGATGCGCAGATGGGCTGCGATCATTTCGGCGACCGCCAGAAACGTCTCTGGTGTCAGGCGGTTTGACTTGGCCATTGCTCAAGGGCGGCGAGCATCGCCGGGTCTTTTGGCATTGGTCTGCCGCTGGCCTGGGGCTTAGCCAGCTCCTGCTTTAGGTAGTCAGGCTTGAGTGCCTGCCACCCGTGCTCAACGCCGGCCTGTGCCAGCAGCACCTGCTGCCATTGGGGCAGTGCAGCAACGCGTTGAACGCTTGCTTGCCATGCCGCTTCGGTCCAGGTGGCATTGCCCTTGTGCTTTGAGCGGCGGCTTTCGTTCCACCACTGCACCAGTAACGGTTGAGCATCGAGTGCCACAGCCGCCAGGGTTTCGTCGTTCGCATGAGCGACGTAGCCAGCAGCAGGTTTGGCAACCTTCTTTGGCGGATCAGGCACCACTGCCAAGGCAGGAGCCGGGACCGCCATTTCGACGTAGCCAGCAGCCCGGCCCACAAAGACGCAGATGCGCTCGAGGGTTTGGAAGGTTTTGCCGCACCCTTGGCACAGACGGATCCGACGATCGGCGTCAGGCAGAGCACGGGTTTCGGTGACCCGGCTCTTTTCGTGGCCGCAGTGAGGGCACTTCATGCCGCCACCTCCTGGGGGGCCCACTCACCACACCACTCCTTGGGCGAAACCCCAGGCCAGTTGTTGAGTGAGATGTTGTCGAAAGGCGTGAGTACGGGCGGGTGGCGTTGGCAAAAAATGAAGGTGCCAAGTTCCTTCGGGCCACGCCCATAGCGGCAGTTGCCGCACTCCTGCTCACGCAGCGGCGGGAACGGAGTTGTCATTCCAGATCACCTTTAAGTAGATGGACTGGGCGTTCTTGGGCTTCTGCTGCCAGGACGCCTCGATGCGCTGCAGCACCGTCACCCGGTCGTCGGCCCAGACAATCCCCCGGCCGGCATCCATCACGGCGCCCGCCAGGTTGTCCAGATCGGAAGTGCCCGGGCCAAAAAAGGTCAAGTGCAAAGCCGTCACTTGCCCCTTCTCGAGCGGCGGCAGGGTCCACCACTCGGTCAGGATTGAGCGAACGGTGTCCGTCCATTCCCTGTAACGGCTGTCCTTGTAGGGCCGCCCGCGCAGCGTGAACCGCGGTCGGGACTTCGGCTGCAGCGGCACTGGCAGCACGAAGTCGGCTGTGCGTAATCCCATCAGAAGGGGATCTCATCAGAAACCTCCTGGCTTTTGCGCAGCCGCTGGCTGGGGCTGAGCACCTCCGGTTCTGGCTGGCGCTCAAACACCGGTGTCTCTTCTTCCTCGAGAACAAAGCCCTCGGTCTTTTCAAACACCGGGGTTTCATCAGCGGTCTCGTAGGCCACGTGATCAAGCACCTGGACCTGCAGCAGCTCAAGGCTCATGCCCTTGCCGGTTTGCGTGTCCCACCCCCAGGGCTGAAAGGCGACGCGGATCTTGCTGCCGTTGCCGATCAGCTTTCTGACGGGCCAAGGGTTGAGCTTGGCGTCGGTCACCACGGGCGGCGACTTCACATCGCCACGCGTTGTGGTCTCTTTGCGCTTGAAGTTGATGCGCATCATGCCGGTGGGCACCTTGCGGCCTTGCTCGTCCTTGGTGGTGTCCTCACCAAAGGGCCAGGCGTGAGGGCTGTACTTGATCTTCCCGCCGCCATGCAGTTCGGCGAACTCGGCCTCGAGCTTTTCGATGAACTCGACAGTGGCGGGGTCGTTGGGATCCAGCAGCAGGGAAACCGACCAGGCCCTGGGGTCTCCGTCGTCAAACGGCTCGGGTGCTTCGCCAAGGATTCTTGCCCAGGCAGCTTCGCCTACCGGGCTGATGAGTGTTGCGCGTCGCGGCATCTGCTCGCTACGGGTGGAGTGCAGCGGAACCGTATCGGCCTAGGTGCAGATCTGCAACACACCTAGGTGTGTCTCAAGAGAAGCAGTGTGGGTTCAGCCCGATCTCACCAGGGCACAAGTCACCAACCGTTGGCGGCCGCTGAAGATTGCTAAGCCTTGCACTGGAACGGATTTGCTGCCGCATTTCCTCCAGCCAATCGGTGGCGTACACCACCCGCAGCTGGTCGTGCAGGGTGTGATGCAGCCAGCCAGCCTGTGCCGGAATTGTCGCAAAGCAATCGTGATTTGTTAGGAGCGGGAAACTGTGTGCGCTACTCATGGAGACGATGATGTGAGCGTGGGCTGCATCAAAGTGATGGATCACGTTGGCGGTCACCGCCCGGTTGGTGCTGCGGGCTGAGAGCTCTCCGTCGTCGGCTTGATCGGTCCAGGCCTGCCATCGCCGTTTGCCATGAGTCAGGCTCGTCACGGTGGTGCGGGGATCCAGCTGATCGCCCAACCGCATGGGCACCCCCAGCGGGTTGATCCACTCGAGCTGTTCACCCTTGGCCAGCACCCGCTTGCTGACGTTGCGCAGCCACGCCTGCAATTCCAGACAGCTCTTGAGCTCTGTGCCCAGCAACAGGCTGATCTTGCGGGCCAGGTAGCGGGCCGGCACCAGGTAGGCCTGTTCCCACTCCGAGACCCGCAGGCCGGCTTGCCGTTCCTCAAGGGCCAGCACCAACCCATCGACGATGCTCAGGAACTGAGCGCCATAGATGGTGGTCATCACCGGCCCCTTGCAAAGGCTGCGGTTAATGCCGAACTCCAGCCACAGCTCTGCCATGCGCACCTCTGAGGGGGTGCCATTGCTCAGGTCAAGCCGCAGCAGGCGCAGCAGCTCCTCGGCGATGTGGCCGTAAATGTCCTTGCGGATCTTGCCGTTGATGTTGGTGAGCCGGGCCAACCGCCGGTCCCGCATCAGCGCTGCCGCAATGCCAATGCCGCTGCAGGTCTGATCGAACCGGATCGGCACGCTGCAGCTGCTGTTGGGGTCCGCCACTTGCTGGGCAATGGCGCGGCAGATCTGCAGGTACTGCCAGGGATCTTTGGCATCACGCCAAAGCTCGAGCCGATCCAGCGGTGCCTCCGCCAGGGCACAGATCTGCGGCAGGTGCTCTTGCCCCCAGGTCAGCCGGTCCCGCCAGGTGCTGGCCACCCCGTAGTGGCCGGCCGCGGCCTTGAGCATCCACTCAAAGGCCTCAACGCTGCACTGTTCAGCAGCGGCGAACTGGATGGCCCCCTTCTCCCAGTCCGGCCCCTGGTGGGTGGCATAGCGGTTGCTGCTGTAGATGCGGTAGCGGAAGTCCAGGCAGTAGGCGAACCACATCGGCTGGCCAGCTACCTCCTCGCACTGGCGCAGCGTCTCTTCAATGCGACGCCGCAGCAGGGCGTTTTGGCTGCGGTCCTGTTGGGCCGCGGCTTTCTGCCGCAGGTATCGCTTGTACTCCTCCGGGCCCAGCAACTCCTGGGGCCGCGGCGGTTCTGGCAGTGGGTCGCGGGTGACCGGGAACAGGCCGCGGATGTTGTGGTCCCAGGCGCAGCGCTGCAGCTCGACCATGGCCGGGTCAATGCGCAGCTCCTGCTCCTGCAGGGCATTGACCACCTTGAGCAAGGGGGCCAGCCCCTTGGGCGTTAAGTGGCCCAGGTCATAGCCGGCCCGGCTGCGCACCAGGGCGTCCTCGTTGTCCAGGTGGCCGCCGCCATACATCCCTTGCCAGGGCCTGGGCGGCACCAGCATTGGCAGCCGACGAGCCGGCAGGGGCCGCGGCGGGTTGGCCTTGATCACGGCCAGGGCCTCGTCGGTGGCCACCACCACCTTGCGGCTGCGGCCATTGCGGGCGCTGGCCTCAATGCGAATCAGGTTGCTGTTGGCGGCAATCACCTGCAGCAGCAGCCCCCCCACCTGGGTGCGCTCGGCCGTGGCCCAGCCACCCACGTCCAGACGCAGTTGATCGAGCACTTGCTTTGAGCTCAGGGCCTTGTTCCCTTTGCGCTTGCGGATCAGGCGCAATAGATCAGGGCTGAGCTGCTCAATCCGCCCGGCCTTGAGCTCGCCTTGCAGGGCAATGCCAATGGCGCCGGCCAGCTTGCGTTCGGTGGGGCGCTGGCTGATGTGATCCAAGACCACCCCAATCGCAATGGCAGCCAATGTTCTGGGCCCCCGATTCGTGACCATCAGCAGCAGCGGCCAGGCACTGAAGTACGGGCCTGGTTTGGATGGATTGGCGAGCAGCTCCTCGAGCAACAGGCCCAGCGCAATCGTCACCCGCTCGGCATTAGCGGTGAACAGGGCCGTCCCGTATTCGGTGACGCTCTCTCGACCTAACTCACGGAGTCGGGCCCGTGCATTGATCGCGTCCCACTTTGCGCGTTCCTGCTCCCGTTCCTCCCTCTGCTTCTGCAGTTTGTCCACCGGGGTGGACGCCGAGATTTTGGGTTTCAATCGGCAGTTACGGGTGCTTTCAGCACCAATTCCACCCCACCTATGCAGAAGTGTCTAAGGCACTGGCGCAGACAGGTAAAACAACTGCTCTGCAGGGGTGGAAGGTCGTTTTGCAGATTTTAAGTCCGCTGCGTATGCCAATTCCGCCATGCTCCCCCTAGTGATCGCAATGGATCTCAAGGATTTGGCGGTCTGCAAAGACTGCCAACTTCAAGCAGTCTGCCGGACGGTCTAAGCAGATTTGGCGATCCGGTGGACGCATCCACAACAAAGCCCTCAGGGGGTGAAGACAGGCAACGGTGCAGGTGCAGCTGACTCGGTACGAATGCCGCCAGGCGTGAAGGGATCCATGCGCAGCACGGTTCCGTATTCGCCGGAAGCGTCAGGCACTGAGCAGCCCAGCACAAAGCTGTTGTCGGGTGTGATCTGGGCCCCGTAGTTCCAGCCGCAGGCAGGAGCGGCCAGCTGGGCCAGCAAGAACAGTTCGGTCATCTCAGTCCTCCAGTGCGCTGACGCAGGCAGCCAGGGCATCGGTGTGCAGGTGTAGGTAGCGCTGCACTGAGGCCAGGCTTGTCCACCCCCCGAACGTCATCAGCTGGTGCAGGGGGATGCCCTTGCTGGCCAGCTTGCTGGCGCAGGTGTGACGGGTGGTGTGAATTGATAGCGCCCTGTCATCCATAAGGCCGAGGGCACCCTTGGCCAGGTTGAACAGGTGCTGATAGCGGGTGTACTTGTACGGCCACACCCGATGGCTGGGCACCGCAGGCATGTGCGGCTCCAGGGCCTCGATGGCACGGCGGGTGAGCGGCACCGAGCGGGGCTTGCCGTTCTTGGTGGTCCAGAAGGTGACGCGACCCTTCACCAGATCCACGTCCTGACCCTTCACCCGTTCGGCTTCACCCCACCGGCAGGCGGTCTCAAGCAGGAACACCAGCATGTCGGCCGCGGCGGGCTCACCCACCTGCCTGAAGTAGGAGCAGAAGCGATCGCGCTCCTCGTCGCTGATCACCCGGTCTTTGGTGTTGACCAGGCGCAGCTGCTGGGGCATCCGCGGGATCTCCTGTAGGTGCCCGTGCAGGTGTGCATCGGCAAGCATTGCCCTGATGGCTGACACCTTGCGGTTGACCGTGCTGGGGCGGTTGCCCTTAGCCAGCAGCTTCTGGCGCCAGGCATCAACTGCCGCTGCCGTGATCTCGTTGACCGGGAAGTAGGCCCCGAAATAGTCCACCGCCTCGCGGCTGTAGATGGCCGCTGTGCGCTCGTAGGCGGTGCCTGCCCAGCGGATGCGCAGGGACAGGTCTCGAGCCTCTTTCAGGGTGAACGGAGGGGCCACAGCGGGCTTCGCATCGCGCTGCACCAGCAGCTCGAGCAGCTCACGCTTGCGGGCCAGGGCCTCGGATCGGCTTTTGCATTTGCCAGTACGGCGGACCCCATTGATGGTGACGTCAGCAATCCAGCTGCCGTCTGAGGCCTTGCGGACAGTGCCTGCCATTGGATTGTGGTGGTGGTGGTTGTTGTGGTGAGGGTTCAGAGCCCCTCGATCTGCCGCACCAGGGCCTTGCCCTTGGCGGTCAGGCGGATCACAAAACGGCGCCCTTCCTCTGGATCGCGCACGACCTCAAGCAAGGCGTGCCCGTCGTATCCCTTGCGGTGCGTTTCCCCTAAGGCGTGAACCGTCCGAGACACGGTGGAGTTGGACAGGTTCAGGGCCTCTTCCAACTCCCGATAGGTCGCCTGGCCGCGCTGAGCGACCACCAGGAAGACCTCCGCATGGTGGATCGGGAACGCCGTTGGACTGAGAACGGAGAAAGCAGCCAGAGCCCTCTCCAGCTGACGTAAATCCATGGTCCGTAGCGGCGGCGACTCCTAGGAGTGTGACACCGGTGGAGGAAGATGCGATGGGTCTGGCCCAGTGTCTCAAGGTAGACAGAGAACCCAGTCCAGGAGCCGCGAAAGGGCAGTTCGACGGAAGCAATTAGGCAGACTGACACTGGCTTTTCTCGTCGCAGGTGGACATAGCCACTACTAGGTTCGTAGGGGCTTTGTAGGGGTCAAAGTACGCGCTGATGAGCTGCTGACCTACAGCACTCAGCCGCAGTTGAAGGCCACGGCGATGCGGGTGCGGCCGCACATCAAGCAGGGAATACGGGCTCTCCACCCAACTCCCTTGGTGGTAGCGGGCTTTGCCCCGCAGTAAGGCAATCAACCGGCTGATGGTTGCCGGTGGTAGAGGGTTGCCATCGGGGTCGCACATCGCCCGCTGCAAGTCAGGGATGTTGTCGATCCCTGCAGCAATCAGCAGCAGCGCTTCAGCTGTTTCGATCGGCACCACTCGGTTCTTCTGTCTTAAGTCCCCGAGGAACTTGGCCACGTCGGCAGGGTTATTCACTTGCCCTCCCGTTCGTATTGAGACTGGATGTTCCGCACCTTGAGCAGGGCTGTGGTTGCCACCTCGAGGGCGTCAGCGGTATCAGCCCAGTCAGTGCAGCCTTCAGGGCAAGAGAACACTTGGATCTCCAGCAGGTCGGTCAACAGATGGGTGCGTGGCCTCAGCAGAGACACCAGCAGGTCGGCCTCTTCTGCAGAGATGTCGAAGTTCAGCACGGAGCTGCACAGGTGGAGGGCTTTGCTTGTCAGTCTTGGCATGGCACGTCAAGAAAAGGAAGGGCAACGCGCAGGCGCTGCCCAGTTGCATCAGCCCTTGAATGGCGCCGCGGTCTCGAGCAGATAGGCGCACAGGTTGGAAACACTGCGGCCCTGATCGAGGGCAGTTGCCACCAGCCGTTCGGAAACGGCATGGCTGATGGTGATGGTGATCCGGCGGGGCGAACGTTTGGCGATCGCCACCCGATCACGTAGTGAGAGGTGGTCCATGGGATCTCTCGGGTGAAGCAGGGCTGAGCCCTGCAGGTGGCCCCTGCGCAGGCACGGGCCGCGGGCAGGGTTCACGGCCCAGGGAACTGGGTGAGGGTGCGGCGATCTGGCAGCTGCCTGTCAACGTTTGACGGCTGCGCAGGCATGGCTTGAGCAGCAGGCCGCGGCTGTTGTGGTGGCTGCGGTTGCTGCCAGGCGAGGGCGGCGAGGGCCCAGATCGCAATGGCACCGGTGGCGATGTCAGCGGCCTTCATCGGGTGGCCTCCAGCTGGGCGGCCAGGTGCTCGGCGTCATCGCGCACCATGAGCAGCTCGGGCAGAAACGATCCGGCCCTGTCAAAGTCGCTGGCCAGGCTGTTGGCCTCGATGCCCCAGCCAGCGTCCGCCAGCTGGTTAATGGTGCGCGTGATGAAGCAAGACGCCGCACGCCGTAACTCGTGCTCTCTCATTGGTGGTGGTGGTGGTTGTTGGGCAGGCGGCGAGGCCTGCAGAGGGCCCACCTGCCGCGCAGGCAGGAAGGGCTCAGTGCAGACGTCAGGCCTCTTCGATCACGTCAGGGCCGCAGATCGCGTTGGCCGCCTTGGTGGCATCGCTAAGCACCTTGAACAGGACCTTCGGGCCTTCCTTGAGCACCCCGGCCCAGTTGCCCAGGTAGGCGGCGTGGTTCTCAGTGCAGCTGCTGATCTCCAGCCGGTTACAGATCAGGAAGGCTGCTAGCTCGGCCACCAGCTCCTCGCGGGCATAGTCCGGGCTGCCGAACCCTGAGCCCAACTTGCGGCCTAGCCGGCTGCTGTGGCCGGTGCTGTGGGCCTGCTCATGGGCCCACGTGCTGTAGAGCCCCTCAGCGGTTGAGAACTGGGCCCGGGTGGGCATGGTGATTTGATCAGCGGCCGAGCTGTAGTAGGCGCGATCACCGGCCCAGGTGGTGGGCACCGGCCAGGCCCCTAGCACAGCCTCAGCAGCTGCCAGACGTTCGGGCTCAGGTTTCACCACCACAGCCCCCAGGGCCGCGGCAATCCGGGCCTCGAGGGCCTGCTGAGCCTCAGGGGTGCCGCCCACCAGGTCGGCGACGTTAAAGACGCACACCGGCTTGAAACAAACCCAGGCACTGATCAGGGGCTGCCCATCAGGGCCCACCACCGGCCGCCCGTTCTCGTCTTCTTGCTCTCTTTTATTGAGCTGTGGCCGCAGCACGTAGCAACCCTTTGAACCTTTGCGGGGGTGCCAGCCCTCAGCCTTGGCCTGGGCGCCCCCCAGCCACAGCGGCAGGGAGAACCCCCGGCAGGCGGCCCACATCTCCAGCACTGCAGGGTTGCTGCCCCGGTACGGCTGGCCGGTGATCAGGTTGCGGTGCTGGCCCTGAGGGCCCGTCTGGGCCCAGTCACGGCGCCAGGGGTTGACGCCCTTCTCCAGCAGCTCGACAAGCGCTGTGCACAGCTTCTCCTCAGCTGTGGGCCCGTCGTAGGTCTTCCGGGCCTTGGTGTTGCCCTTACGGGCCTTGGTGGTGGTGGTGGCCATGGCTGGCGGTGGTGGTGGTTGTTGCTGGCAGCTGTGAGGGCTGCAGAGAAGGCCCGTAGGCCCTCAGTGCAGCCGTCAGCGATAACGGGGTGCAGCACCCCGCAACGGGCGACCGATCGCGCATGTCAGCGGTGTGCACGGCCCGCAGGCATAACGCTGTTGACTCAGGCAGGTCGGGCAGGCATCCCACGCGTCGATGCTGTAACCGGCCCGCTGTGCCCTGCGGATGTAGTCATCAACCTCCCAACGGGTCAGCGTGGTGGGCGCCCACACCGGCACTGCCTGGCCGTCGCTGAGCCACTTGTGAACCGTGATCGTGGGCAGCCACCAGCTCACAGACGGCGCTGGTGGGAACGCGTAACCGAAGGCCTCCCGTGGCTCGCTGTAGCGGTGCCAAACGGTCTCGGTGGTGGTGGCGGTTGCTGTGGCCATGGCTGGCAGGTGGTGGTGGTTGTTGTTGGCTGCTCTGCACTGGTGGCGAGCAGTGCTGAATACATAGCACAAGCTCTCCACCGGTGGAAGTTGAGCAGGGGTAGCGCGACACCCAACCTGTAACAAAAGTTCACAGAGGAAGGCAGCCCGCTCATAGCTGCAGCACCCCCGCCGCCACCTGCCGCAGGTCTGCCACACATCCCCAGCACCTGACGCCAGCACCGCATCAGATGGCATCAGCTGGCATCAGCCCTTCCAGCGGATGGGCAGTCCACAAGAACTGCAGGCCCTGCCTGGCTTCTGCCTGCTCAGGTGCGCAGCAGCTGCAGCCCGCAGGCACCCCACCACCGCAGGCGGCCCCTAGGAGGCCCTAGGAGGCCCCTCCCCCGACCCTTTTGCACAGACCCCCCGGCAGGCCCCCCGAAGCCCCTCAGAGACGCAAGAGGGGGCCACGGGGGGCTGACGGACGCGCGCAGTAGAGACACGCCATCACATCGCGCGACCCAAAACTGGGAAATAGGTCGCCATCACATCGCGCGACCCAAAAACGGGAAAGGGGGTTTGCCACGAATCCGAGCAGGTCGGGGAGGGGTGGTGGCGGATGGGGGTGTGGGTGTGTGCGGGTTTGTCGCAGTTGTGGGTGGGTGTTCCTGGATTTCAGGTTTCCACCAGAGAGAAATCAGAGGGAGTGTTGAGGAGCAGTTGGGCGAGAGGGGAAGCTCTCCACCTGTGTTGCTTTAGGGTTAATCTGAGCTTGTCCAGACCGATTGCCCCCACTGGGTCGGATCCAGAAGGGGCAATGGATACCTAGGGAGTGACTCCTAGGTGTCAGGTCCGTCAGCAGCCTCTGTACTGACTGCATGAAGCCTAGAGAAGACGGTGACGAGAACTTCGTGATGGTCCACCAGCGCGATCTCGATTCGACCATTGCCCTGTTGGGTGAACGGAAGCTGGAGCTGCGGGATGCTGCGGTGTTCCTGGTGCTTTTGAACTACGTCAACTGGCGCAGTGGGAGAGCCCATGTGACGACCAGCTACATCGCTGAGCGGTTGCAGGTGAAGCTGCCGGTAGCGGTGAGTGCGATCACCCGCTTGCGGAAGGAAAACCTGGTGCGGCGTGTAGCGGATCGCAGAACCGGGGAGACGTACTTCCTGATCAACCCATTCCTGGCATCGGTTGGTGGTCCAAAACGCCGCGGCCATTTGTGGCAGCAATTTGAAGACTCACTGGAATGACAACAGTGAGCTGGGTAGTCTTCTGTTATCTGCTCTCCACCTATGTACCTGACGAATGACGAGCGGATTCGTCTTGGCTTACAGCAGTACGGCTCTGATGTTCCAGCGGATGTGGTCGAAGCAGCTGAAGCTGCGTTGGCAACGCCTTGTGGAGGTGCTTGTCCTGCCCCAACGAAGGCGACCACAAAGACCCGTGCTCGGACCAAGAGCGGTCAATTTGAAGGCGATGATCCTGATACTGCTGCCGTGAACGAGGCATACGTTGAGGGCTAAGGTTGTGGTGCTCACCCGGGTGGTGCCGGGAAGCACACCGCCAGGACTTGCTTCTGGTGGTGGTTGTTGGGAGAGCCCTTCTGCGTCTTCGGATGTGGGAGGGCTCTCTTTATGAATTGGGAGCCATTACCACCTGAGCTATGGCCCTTCCCGCACTTCCTTTGTTACCTGCTGCGGGAACTCAACCTGGCCGATACACCAACGCTGCGGCAGCTGGAGGTGGCGGAATGGTTGGAGAACGGTCCTGATCGCTCGATCACAACCGCTTATCGCGGATTGGGAAAGAGTTTTGAATCTGGTGGCTATGCCCTGTGGCGGCTGCGCCATGACCCGTTCACCGAAAAGATCCTGATCCCTGCTGCCACGGCAGAGAAAGCGGAGGAGGTGGCGACGTTCATGGCCCGGTGCATCCGGGATGTGGACATTTTGCGTTGCCTTGAACCCAGACCTGATGGGCGCTCATCGATTAAGGCCTTTGATGTGGGCCCTGCGGTGATCGACCAGAGCCCGAGTGTCCGCACTGTGGGAATCCTGTCGCCGTCTCTCACGGGTAAGCGCTGCACGCTGGCGCTGCCGGACGACATTGAGACGCTGAACAACTCGATCACACCGCTGAAACAGGAGCGCCTGGCCCAGGCGGTGACGGAGCTTGAGGCGATCATCAAGCCGGATGACCCGGGCTTTGATCCCAACGCACCTAGGGACTACACGCAGGCGGGCCTACGTCAGGTCTTCCCAAGACAGATCCGGTATCTGGGAACTCCGCACCTTGAGAGCTCGCTGTACCTACGCCTGGTGCGGGAGAGGAACTACTCGATCCGGTTCTGGCCAGCTCGATTCCCCAACCCCACCGATGCGGATGAGTGGGATTGCTACGAGGGGAGCCTGGCGCCTGCAATCGCCGCGGCCGTGGAGGAGAACACGGCCCTGGCGGGGGAACCGACAGACCCTGAGCGCTTTGGGCACCACGAGCTGCTGAAGCGCGAAACCCGGATGACACGGGCTGCGGTCCAGCTGCAGTACCAGCTGAACTGCCGGTTGAGCACCTTGGATCGTTACCCGATCCGTCTGGGTGACCTGATGGTGATGGACCTTGATGGCAAGGCCCTGCCGGAGGTGGTGGTGTGGGCGGCCAGCAATGAACAGCGCATCCAGGATCTGCTGTGCGTCGGCCTTGGCGCAGATCGCTATTACCACCGTCCGGCGATGGTCAATGGCTGGGTGCCGCAGGAGGAGACCTGGCGCTGCGTGCTGGCGATTGACCCCTCAGGCCGCGGCAGTGATGAGCTGGCTTGGGCGGTGATCGCTGAGCTGAACGGCAACTTCTTCCTGCTGGAGAGCGGCGGCACCACCCGCGGCTATGAGCCGGAGGTGCTGCAGCTGCTGGCGACCAAGGCCAAGCGCTGGCAGGTGAACTACTGCGTGGCTGAAAGCAACATGGGCGATGGCATGTTCACGGCCCTGCTCTCACCGGTGATGTCGAAGCTGCATCCGGTGTCGATCGAGGAGGTGCGCGTCAGCCAGCAGAAGGAACGCCGGATCGTGGACACCCTGGCGCCGTTGGTGCAGCAGCACCGGCTGGTGATCAGCAGCGAGCTGATCCGCCGGGATTATCACGATGCTGAGCGGGATCCTGAGACAGGGCACCAGCGCTCGCTGATGTACCAGATGAGCCGGATCACGGTTGAGCGTGGGGCGCTGACTTTCGATGACCGCATTGATGCGTTGGCCCTGGGGGTCAAGTTCTTCACTGACGCCGCGGCCCAGGACCAGGAGAAGGCGAAGCGCGAGCGCCAGGACGAGATGGACGAAGTGATGCGTCAGGCCTGGTTCGATGAAACCGGCTCGAGCATTGATGCCTTGGCCATGGGGTGGAAGCCACAGCCAAAAGCCAGGGCGTTCGGTGGGGTCAAGCGGTAGCGGACTCGTCCGGCCGCACCATCGGCACCACGTTGGCCTTGTTCTTCAGGGCCGAGAAGTCCAGCTTGCCGGCCATCTGCGAGCGCAGCTTGGCGGTGTCGCTCTCTGACAGGTTGGCGGTGATGCTGTTTTGCTTAAGCAGCTGCAGAGCAACCCGCAGATCATCGTTGCTGGTGGGCTTGAGGTTGCCGTCTTCGTCGTAGCCACCTTTGTCAACGCGATCGCGGACTTCACGAATGACTGAGGCGTGAAGCTCCTCAAGTTCCTTTGCGAGATCAGCCACGGTTACATGGGTGGAGAGCTTTCGTCTCCATGATCCAGGAAATACAGTTCTCTGACGAGCGATGGCTTCAGTTCTGGGAGAACTACAAGGGCCAGCCGCATCAGAAAAAGGGCGTGCTGAAGCTCAAGCAGCACATCCAGCAGGTGGACCTTTGCCTGCTAACTGAATCAGCGGAATGGGCGCAGGACTTCAAGGCCCCTCCCGTGCAGCAAAATGCTGCACTTGTCCGCAATCCACTCAACGTCAAGTGGCAGAGCCAGCTGGATAACAAGAGCGGCACTGGCTACCGGGAGTGTTTCTCCTCTTCCTGCGCCATGCTCGCCATGTACTGGGGAAAGATCCCCAACGACGACGCTTACAACGCTGTTCGGCAACCCTTCGGCGACAGCACCTCATCGCAAGCGCAGCTCTCGGCGCTGCGGAAGCTGGGCCTCAAAGCTGACTTCCACACCAATGGCACCCCAGAGGCCCTGGAGCGCGAGATAGATGCTGGCCGGCCCGTCGCTGTTGGCTGGCTTCACAAGGGCCCTGTAGGGGCTGCTACGGGCAGTGGGCATTGGTCCGTCGTGATCGGTTACACCGATGCCGCCTGGATTCAAAACGATCCCAACGGCGAAGCCCTACTGGTCGGTGGCGGCTACACCCCCAATACCAAAGGCGCTGGCATCGTCTACAGCCGCAAGAACTGGAACCCCCGCTGGATGCCCGGTGGCTCCGGTGGCTGGTATCTCACCTGCCGGCCATGAAGCGCGACACCTTGCGCCTCCCTGGCGCTTTGTCCGTTGAAACCGGGCGGGATTGGAACGGACGTTTTTACATCGCTTACGGCAAGCAGGCCAGCGTTTTCGTGCGCTGTCCCAAAGAGCTTCGCAAGTTCCTCAAGCTGTCCCTGAGCACCGCTAGCAGGGCCGCTCTCGACAGCTGGTTGGAGTCCCTCGAGGCAACCAACAACGAGACGTCAGCGGTTGCGTGAGGCCTCCCAGGCTTCGCCCAGATTCTCCGCCGCCTCCTTAGCAAACCAGCGGGCGATAGCCGTCTGCTGGTGCCACAGGCTGTTTAACAGCAGGGCCACGTTCATCAGCCCTTCAATGTCGCCGTTCTCGTGGAGCTCCTGCAGCAGCCTTTTCGTCGCCTCTTGCCTGAAGTCAAGTTCTTGGCCGACGACGAAGGGCTGCACTGCTCACCTCTTCGCCAATGGCCCGACGATCCCTGCGAGGATCTCGACCGCTCGATACAGCTTCACCACCACTCGCTGGACTGCATCAAGGGCCACGTCGTCCTTAGGCGTTGGCGTGAGGTTGACGATCACGAGCGCCACTCCATGCAGCGCGATCGCCAAGGCGACGTACTGACCGAAACGATCCATAGCGCAGGGATCTAACTGCCCGACGCTACACGTGTGGAGAGTTATGTCAAACGTGCTGGTTGGGCACCTCAAGCCGAGCAACACGCTGCTCTATCGAATTGAGCCTGCTGAACGTTTCTCTGCGGTCAGCCTTGATGTCCACATGCAGCTGCTCAAGCCGTGTGGCCACGTTGTCCACGCTGGCCGCCAGACGGATTACAGCGTCCCGGCCTTCTCGGCCGCGGGAGCCCATGGCCCCTACGCCCATGGCGCCGACTGTAATGGCCGCACCTAAGACGGCAGCAGCAACCTCAACCACGGCAGCAGCAAAACCTATGAGCAGCGTATCGAGCCTGCGGGCCGTTGCTAGCGGCCCTGGCCGCGACTCTGTTTCCTGCCAGGCCGAGCCTTGCTCCTGACGGAGTTGCCAATGCTCGTCTTCTTAAAACGAGCACGCGAGACGTGCTCAACCTTGGCGGTGCCCTGTTTAGCCTTGACCGCCATCACTCACCTCATCCGCCGGCAGCGGCTCGTTGCCTTCCTCCAGCCACGCGAGGTACGCCTGATAATCGGTGTTGGCCTCGTCGAAGGGGATAGAGATCGTGCTGCCATCAGTTCCTTGTTTAAGCAATGACTGCAGTTGGTCATTGTGTGAAATGAGCTGGTACATAATTAAAGCTCCGAGGAAAACGTAAGCGACCAAGTGGTGCTGTTATTAACTCTTACGCACGATAAAGCGCCGAATCCAGTAAATGCTCCACTCGATGGAGTGA